CCAGTAGGACACTACCGCTGCCGCCGTTGGTATACGCAGCCAGAACCGCCGCCTTGACCAACACGTCAGAGATAGCGCGAGCCGTACCCGCCACCGGGGCGGTATTGGTTACCGGGTTCGGCGCAACGCCCGTGGTGGCGCCAACGCTGGCGTTCGTGGCGATGAAGCCGAACAGGCCACGCATCTGGCCGGCCACGCTGCCGGTGCCCGTGACAGACGCGCCGTTGCCGATGGCGGCCGCCTCGATATCGCGCCTCAGCTCAACCATCTTCTTCGCTTTCAGGCGGTTGATTTCGGACGAACGGCCGTACTTCTTGACCGTCTCGGCAGTGTTGGACACGCTCAAGGTGTCTTGGAAAATCTGTGTGCGGTTGTTCAACGGGCCGGGCTGGACCTGCGCGGCGTAGGAGGCATCAGCGCCTTCGATTGCAGCATTCGATGCACTCGGGGCGCGGTAGCTGTCGCGGGTCCACTCGTGGAACACGTTCGACACCTTGATGCGGTCGATCATGCTAACGAGCGGGGTATCCTACGGATTGAAGTTGTAGATGCGGTCTTCCACATCCTCCGCCACACGGACGACGGACGGGGTAATCAGGGTATTCGCGGTCATGGTTGTTCCTTAAAGCAAGTTACCGAGGGATTGAAGCGACTGCTTGGCATCGAAGCGCTTGAACGCCTCCTGCTTGTTCACAGCCGCCCTGTTGGGCTGGTTTGCCGCCGATGGCTTAGCCACCTTGGGCAGTTGTGCAACGGGCTTGAGCGTGGCCGTTTTGGCCTGCAACTCGTCATAGGCTTTTGCCTTCGCGGCAATCTCCCACAAACCCTTCTGCACATAACCGACGTCGGCGGTCTTGGGGCTGATGCCAGCCTTGCCAAGGTACGCGGCCAATTCGTCGATTGTCTTCTCACCAAAACCCGGCAGGGTGTCCCTCAGCGCCTTCTCGGTGGCATCGGCCTGTTCCGCAATCCACGCTTGGCGTTTCCGCTGCGCTTCCTGTTGAACATTCGCGATGGCCTCGTGCGCCCTCTGTAACTGGCCCTTGCGTGTTTCGTATTGCTCCTTCTGTGCGATGTACAGCCCCACATCCTGCGAGGCCAGTTCGACAGGCGGCGGGGCGCCTATCTGTGACTCGGTGAACTGAGCGAATGCATTCAGACGGTCAAGGGTCGCCGTCAATGCCTTTTCGTTGTGCTGGCGGTACTCGTCGGCTTGCGCCTGCAACGCCTCGACGTGCTTGCGTTCCTCCGCGACAGCCATCGTTTTCTGCGAGTAGTCGAAGCCCTTCTAGGCCAACTCGATCACCTCGGACTTCTTCAGCGGCACATCCTTGCCATCGTGCTTCAGCACAATGGTGGAGTCGTCTCCTTCGTCGTCTTTGGCCTCGTCCTCGCCCTCTTCGCCCTCTTCCTCTTCCTACTCGGATTCCTCACCTTCCGGCGCTTCCTCCTCTTCCGATTCCTCGCCCTCGACTTCCTCGGACTTGTCGATAAATCCGCCAAGATCCGAGAGCGACGTTGCGCTATCGGCTGGCTGCATCGCTGCGTCACCTGCCATGTTTTATGCCTCTGTGGTTGAAATGAATCTGCGGCGGCCGGAGCTGATCCCGGCACATTGGGTCGCGAAATTTCCCATTTCCCAGGCTCCCTCCAATCGGTCACATGGGCGAGGTACTTTTACTTGCAACGACGGCGTTAGCCTTGCATCAGCCTGCGTATTCACCGCAAAACGTTTACCGCTGAAACACGCCCTTGAGCCGTTCAGCGCGGGATTGCTCGGCCTGGATGGCCTTCTGCTGCATCTTTCCGGTAATCATCGTCTGTTCCAGCACGTCGCCCAGACGCTTGTGGCACTGGATCATGCGCCACAGATGATCACGCTTCGCCTCGTCGGCCTCGATCTGCCAGCGGGCGAGGATTTCGTCCCGAATCTGCGCCATCGTCTCGACGTAGACGCGATTGGACAGCACGTCGGCGGCAAGTTGGCCGCGTTCAAGTTCTTCTTGTGGGGTCACTCGCCGCCCTCCTCCTCGTTGGCTTCGCCCTAACCCATCGCAGCCTTTAGTTCATCCAACTGCTGCTGCAAGCTGGCAATCTGTTGGTTCTGCTGCGCGTCGATGTCCTTGTGCGCCATGCTGTGAGCCGTCTCGACGCCGGCCATGTGCGATTCATGCGCCTTGCGGTCTTGGTCCTACTGCTTGAGGCTAATGCTCGCCAGCGTCTCGGCGTGCTTGTCCTCGGCGGCGCGGGCCTTTTGCTCCAACTCCATCTGTTTCAGCGATGCGTCCTGCTGCTGCTGGGCCGTCTACTGCTTGAGCTGTCCGTTCTCCTGGCTCAACTGCTCCAACTGCTGTTTCGCCTGCTCCATCTGCTGCTGCTGCTGCTGCTGCATCTGCTGGAAGGCTTGCGGGTTCGGGGGCATGCCGGTTGGCTCAGGACTCACGAAGCGCTCAGGCTCCTTGAACTCGGCAGCCTGCACGTACAACTTGACGGTCTCGGCAATCTGCGCGGGCGTGACGACGCCAAACTGTGCAGCCTGCATCTGAACCTGCATCAGGCCCATGACGCGAGCGGCAAGCTGCTCCTTGCTGCCCGTGCCAAGACCGACCTTGATTGTCGTGTTGAATTGATCCTTCCATTCGGACGGGTTCACGGCGACCCATGACCCATTCACCTGCATCATCTCGGCCTTGTCCTGGAACTGGACAGCGAGTTTCAGCATCTTGCTAAACAACCCCTTCATGCCGACCGCGAACATGCGCGCCATCAGCTCCATGCGCATGTCGGCTTTCTGCGTGATGATGCTGACGCCGGTCGCCGTCTTGTTGAGGCTGTCGGAGTCCATGCCCTGCGAGTAGCGCGTGAAGCCGGTGCGATTTTCCTTCCAACCTTCCAACCATTCGTTGAATTCGTAGGCTGGAGCGCCCAACGCAGGCTGCACAATGGGCTGGATCGCGGTATTCGCCGGGCCGTGACCGCGAACCGCACCACCGGGCCGGTTTTCCAGCCAGTCGTCCATGTTCACGCCGGCATCAAGATTGATGTAGGTCCGCTGGTTGACGGACAGCATCATGTTGTCTTGGATGGCGCGGATGACGTTCGTGCGCAGCTTCTGAGGCTGCAGCGCCATGTCGGCCGGGCAATCGCCGAAGAACGCATGCGGACGAGGAATGGGGCAGATCCACACGAACGGATGCCCGTCGCACTTCTCCCACTCCACCAGCTTCTGCTCGATCATGTGGCAGCACAGCCATTCGGCAATGCCGTCACCGTCCGCGTCGAGCTTGATGTAGACCTCGCTGCACTGGTACAGCTTATGGCTTTCGTGCGGCTCTACTGCCGTGTAATCGGCATTCAGCCCAAGCTATGCAAGCGTCTCGCTGTCGTACCGCGAATCGTTGCCGGACTGGCCAATATCGGACAGGTCATAGCCTTCCTCTTCAAGCTCAAACTTCCGGCGCGGGTAGACGTGGGCAATCATCGCCGGCTCATCGCCCCAGCGCGCATTGGCGTCCACACGGACTTCGTGCGGCGCGCAGGCGGCGACCTTCACCGCCATGCGCTTGTCTTCTTTCTTCAGGCTGACCGTGAGCGTCGGAATGGCGGGCGGCTGCGGCATTGGCTGCCCGTCTGGCCCGAACTGCTGCGGCATGGCCTGCGGCTCTTCCTGCTGCGGCTCGCCGTCCAGCTCCCAGCCCTATTGCTGCAGCATCACCACCTGTTCCTGCGTGATGCCGGAATAGGCGGTCTGAATATCTTCGAATTCCTCCTCAGCCCATACCTTGACGAAGCCGACCTTCTGAATCAGCGCATCCTTGAACCAGTCGTACATGACGCCTACACCGTCGTTCTTGGTGTAGAACAGGTAATTCACGTAGGCCGTGGCGAGCTATGCGACAGGCTCAGAACCGGGGCGGCGCGCCTGGAACTCCACTGCTTCATCATCCGTAACGAACGGCTTCATGATCTGCGGCAGCATCGCCTCGACGGTATCGGCAACGTCCGTGGCCACGAAGTCGCTGCGGTCGTCAATCTCAGGCGGCGCAAGCTCGCCAGTGGGTTCGGCGTTGTAGTACTCCAAATTGCGCAGCCGCAGCTAGGCAATCTCAGTGCCCGGCCCACCCATGCTGTTGTCCAGCGCGTTGCGGCAGGCAAGCTCGATAACATCGTCCGTCATCTTCTCGTGCTTGATCGACGCCTTGTTGGACGTGTATGCCATTAGCGGGTAAGCCTGTGATAGGAAATCGGACGCATATCTTCGTTAACCATCTTTGGCGCCGTTGAGGCCATGTATCGGAACATATCGGCACCGTGGCTCCACTCGTCGTGGACCGGAGCGCCCGGCTCGCCAGTGGAGACGGGAACGTCGCGCTTATAGCGCTTCAGGCACTGGATCAGGCGCTCACACTTAGTCTTGTTGATGTAGAGCTGACCGAACGCCATGCGGGCCGCCTTGATGCCCGTCTCGACCGGCTGGATCGGCACAATGCCCACATCCCAGCCTAGCTCACGCATGATCTGCTCGGCACTCTTGCCGGTCTTGTAGTCGCCGTGCGCGCCATCGTGCGGCAGCCAGAGACGGCCCCAATTGAGGTTCTTTTGCTTCAGCTCGGCAGAACACCAGTCCAGCGTTTTGTGATCAACCTCGATGTACTCGATCAGGCGCAGGGACGAGATGTGGCGCTGGCACAAGCCAATCGCCATCTTGTCGTTCCAGCCCAAGTCGAAGATGACGTGAACCTTGAGTGCTGGGTCATACGGGAACAGGCCAATACGGCCCTCTTCCTGCGCCTTGGCAATCTCATCGGCATAGATCGCGCCAGTGACGGCGGGCTTGCACAGGCCCTCCCAGATGTTGTCGTAGTCCACGCGAGGCATCGTGGCGAGCGCATGCAGCCGCTCAGCCTCCAATACTTCGGGGAACCACGGATTGTCCGCATAGTTGATCTTCACCACCACGGAATCCGGTGGCGGGTTCTCGATGAACCGGACATAGGTTTCGTCCGTGTCCAACTCGGGGTTCAGCGTGACCGTGATGCGAGACCCGGCCTTGCGGATCGTCGGGATAAGAATGTCCCATGAGCGCTTGCTGACAGCCTGGGCCTCTTCGATCCACACATCATCGACGCCTTCAAACGACTTAATCGACTCCGCGGTCTGATCGCTCAGGCCGGAGAATAGGAACTCGGTCCCGTTGGCCCCTTTGATGATGTTCTACTGCACCTCGTAGAACGCACCAAGTTCAAGCGCCTGGATCTAGTCACTTAGCAACTTGTGCACCGAATCGCGGATTGACTTCTGCACTTCGCGAGTGCACAGGAAACGACGCTTAGACTGCGCGCCTCGGATCAGGTAGGACCGGGCCACGCCCCATGACTTGGCGCCACCTCGGCCACCGTGAAGCACGGTATAGCGTTGCGGACCAAATAGGCATTGGAGCTTGGCCGGGAACTCGATGGCTTTACTCGGGCGCGACAAAGGTCACCGTCAAGCCGGTCAACGTTCCAGAGTGTTCCGTCTGTTGCTTGTCCGTGTAGTCGTCGCGGAATCGGCAGCTCACCTGCTTGGCCCACAGCGAGGCGTTGAAACCCGGCATGACAAGGCCAGACTGGCCCATGTTCTCGAACCACGCTTGAGCCAAGTCCCTTGCTCGCGTGATTGCGTCCAAAAATTCAGGATGTTCACTAGCCCAGTTGTGCAGAGTCTGCCGTGCCACATCAAGTTCGGCAGCAATCTAGCAATGGCTCTTGCCCTGCCTGCCAAGCTCAATGACGGTATCGCAGTATTCCTCCCGATAGTCGGTTGGCCTTCCCATATCTCATTCCTCGGGCTGCTCTCGCGTCACCCTTCAGTTGATTCTCTTACTCGCCGGCTCATCCAGCGATTTAGCCGCAGCTCGAAGCAATGCGGCCATGAATGTCTTGTCACCGTTCGGGCAGACGATGCTTACCTCTGTCCCGCGCGTCCGGACCAGCATCGCCATGATACTCTGCTTCACGTAGCAGCGGATCAGATTGGCAGCCGCTTGATCAGTCAGCTCATCGTCAGTCATGCGAATCGCCGGGCCACCAGTCTTCAGTGACCTATTCGCCAGTGTCGGCGTCGATATAGATGGCGGGGGAGTCCGGAGCCGAGCCGGAACCTGCGGAGTTAGAGTCCGCCGCGCTGCCCATTACGCCACTCCCCGAAAAGATTGCGTCCCAGTTGCTGGCGAATGTCGCCTGATCCACGCTGAATGGGCGTGGGGCCGATCCCTTACCGTTCACGGTCTTTCGGCAC